CCAATGTTAGTAGTATAAAATTGGACTTCATGTGAAATTCCTTGCCATAGTATTTTCCAATTTCTGTTTAGATTTTCCAATCTATACACATTTTAAAAATCTATCTGTGATGGAACAGATAACCTAAAATACTAAAAATTTTGAAAGGAGTAAATTATGTATTATATATATTCAAAAGAAAAATTGCCAAAATTATTGTTTGATGTAAATTTAACATCTGATGAGGTTAAACTTTATGGAGGTTGGGACGTTATTTTTGGATATTATCCTAATATTCAAAAAGACAATTCAACGATAATTGAAAGAGATACACCATTCAACTATCCAATTTTTGATAATAACACAATTAGAGAAATGACAAGAGATGAAAAAGTCGCAAATGATATTGAAATAACTCTTGAAGTTGGAGAGTTTATAGAAAATAAAAAACTTATAAAAGTACCTAAACCACAGGGGAATGATAAATACTTAAATTGGAATAGTGAAAAACATTTGTGGATACTAGACACAGAAGCACAAAGAAAAGATTATTTTAATACCATAGATAGCTTAAAAGCTGAGGTATTAGATTATGGCTTTGATTACAAAATAGATAAAACGGAACACAGACAAAGATGTAGGGATACAGATATTTCAAAAATGGTTGCAACAGTAGTAGCCTTACAACTTGCTAAAAATATGGGAGCAGATAAAAAAATAACTTGGTATTTTGAAGATAATTTCGGTATGAATGCAGGATTACAAGAATTAGGAATGCTTATGCTATTTGGTACTACATTTATTCAATCAGTTTACGACACAGAAAACTATTTTAAGACTAAAGAGAATCCAAAAGAGTTAACAAAAGATGAATTTGAGAAAAAAAGAAAAGAAATACACTCTAAACTTGCAAAAGGCTAATTTAAAGAGTTTCTATAACTAGACATAGTTTTATATGACTATGCTTTATAAAACGCTTTAAATGGCTTGTAATAAGGTCAAATTTTTATAATCTATCATTTAAATATAATTTTTATTAATTTTATATTTAAGAAAATAGATTTTTAAGTTTTATCACAAATTTTAACAATTTTTATATTTTAGGAGGTGAGAAAATGGAGAAAGTAGCGTTAATTATAGGACACAATGCAAGAAGTAAGGGGGCTTTTTCTATGATAGTCGGTAGTGAATTTAGTTATTGGAAAAATATCGCTGAAAAAGTAAAAGGAGAAATTCCTGAACTTGTGGATATCTATGAAAGAAAGCCAAATACAAACTATGTTATCGAGATGAAAGAAGTTTTAAAAGAATTGAATAAGAATGATTATAAGTTCTGTTTAGAATTACATTTTAATAGTTCTTTATCTTTAAGTGCTAAAGGTTGTGAATGCTTAGTCTATCATAAAAACGATAAAGCTAAAAAATTAGCTATAGACTTGATGGCTAGGTTACAAACTAAATTTAAAAGCACTATAAGAGGTAATAGAGGGCTTATAGAAGTTCAGGACAGCAATGTAAGAGGTGGTTATGGGATATGTAATTCTAAAGATACTTATATTTTAATTGAACCTTTTTTTGGCAGTAACATAGATGAATCACTAAGATTTTCTATAGTTAAAGATGTAGTTAGTTTATTAGTTGAGTTTATAAAAGATAATTTATAGGAGGTTATTATGGACAAACAAATGATGTGGCAAGTGTTAGGTTATGTATTATCAACAGTTATTTATTTTGCTTTAAAATGGAGATATGAAGGAAAAGAAGCAGTAAACAAAGAAGCGATAGAGCAAGAATTGGCTATACAAGGAAAAGGATTAGGAGAACTAAAAAAGAAAGCAGTTCAAGAATTCGTTAGCAAGTTACCAACTCATTTAAGAATTTTCATCAATGAAACAACTATTGACGCAGTTGTTAAAGAGTTGCAACCTATTTTCAAGAGAATGAAAGAAGGTAAAAATGGAGATTACAAAGCTTAAATTAAAGCCTGTCAATGACGGTAAATGTATTCTTGAAGACGATTACATCTATTCAATTAATGGCTTTTTGATAACTGTACCTAAGGGCTTTATAACTGATGGGGCTTCTATTCCCAAGTCTTTACAATGGATATATGAGCCTTTTGGCAAATATATTAAAGGTGCAGTTATTCACGATTACCTATATTCTAAATATAACGATACAGGGATTAATCGCACTCTTGCAGATAAAATATTTGATTTTATTATGAAAGAAACAGGAGTAAATGCTAAAACTCGTAGAAAATTCTATGTAGCTGTAAAATACTTTGGAAAAATATTTTGGCAGGATAAACTGAAAAATGAGGGATACATTGATAGAGCTGTTATTGACAGAACTAAAGAAGCAAGAGAATACTATAGATTATGGAACAATATTTTAAAATTATGAGGTGGTGCTTATGGTTGCGATAACTCAAGAACATTTGACATATGTAGCAGGGTTAATTGGTGTTATAGCTTTCATTAGAGGTATATCATCTAGCATTGATAATAAAATCGAGAAGAACAATGATTATTTAGAGGCTATGATTGACAAGAAGCTAGACAAAAGAGAATATGAAATAAATAGAAGTAACTTAGAAAAAACTTTCACAGAAAAAAATTTAAATCTGAATGAAAAAATAGAAAAGTTGGAAAAAACAATGACTGAAGACATGAAAGAAATAAAAGAATCTTTGAAAGAAATTAACAATCATTTTCTGAATTGTAAAAAATAATAAAAAAAGGCTCAGTTTTTAACTGGGCTTTTATTCATCTATAACTAAATGCTTATCTAATATTTCTTTAAATTCTTTTATAAGGAATAGTTTAGCTTCTTCTTTATCCATTATATCTAGAGCAGTTATTCCTATATTTCCATTAAAATTAATTTTTAGATTTTCATCGCCTTTTAAAGTTATTTTTATATTTCCTATTTTCATAAAATACAACTCCTTTTTTATTTTTATTATACCATTTTTTAGATGAAAAAAACTCCCTCTTTTTTGACATAGCCAACAAGTAGCCAACAAATATAATTTTTATATAATAAAAAGTATTTAGAACTATAGAAAAAATTGAAAAATTATGATTTCTATTGTAAAATATAGAAAGTGAAATGTAAAAAATAATTGATATAAATAAAATGAAAACATGTGAGTTATTTAAAT